TGAGTCGTACGCGGTTGACATTAGATGGTCCCGGCAAGGGCGGCTCCGATGATGACGAACTCCTAAAGGCGCTCTCTCAATCGCGAAATAAGCCTGCCCATAGCTCCCTGATTCAGTAAATGTGTTTTCACAAGAACGCGCGGATGTCGCCTGCAACTTCTTCGAGAAGGTGCTCAAGCATACCGCTGACGATTGGTACGGCCGGCCCTTCCTCCTCGCTCCCTGGGAGGAAGAAGCGCTTTACCAGATCTTTGGGAACGTCGACGATGAGGGCAACCGGATAATCGAAATGGCCTACCTCGAAGTTCCGAAAAAACAAGGCAAGACCGAATTCGTCGCCGGCATCATCCTGCTGATTCTCGTTCTCGAGGCCATGAAGGGCTGCCAGATTTACGGCGCGGCCGCGGCAACACGCCAGGCGCTGAATGCCTACCGCGCAACCGCGAAGATGGTCGAGCAATCGCCGATCCTCAAAAAGCGCCTTCGAGTTCTCCGCGGTACGAATCGAATCGTGAAGTATAGCGATCCGGACAGCTTCTACGGTGCGATCGCTGCAGACGGTGATTTCGGCGACGGCGTCAATCCCGCCGTCGTCATTGCTGACGAGGTTCACCGGTGGAAGACCCGCAAGCAACTCGAGAACTGGGATGTTCTGACGAACGGCGGAATCACGCGAAAGCAGACCCTGACGATCGCCATCACGACTGCCGGCGTCCAGAATGAATCTCCGCTCGCCTGGCGTCTCCACGAGAAGACCCGCAAGATCCAGGAAGGCATCATCAAGGACCCGAAGTTCTACGGGAAGATTTACAGCGCGAGCAAAGAAGACGACCCGTCGCTGGAATCGACCTGGATTAAGGCCATGCCGTCTCTCGAACCAAACGGCGGCTTCCTGCCGATTGAGAAGGTTCGCGAGAAATATATTTCGCATGAGGCGGAAGGCGACCTCTCGAGTTTCAAGCGCTATTTCCTGAATATCTGGGATCAGAAGGAAAATCGAGCGATTGCGATGGCGGACTGGGATGCCAGCGCGGGTCCCTGGAAGTCCGAAGGGCTGATCATCGATGCAGGCCCGGTACTGATCGATGGCAAGCCTTCGGAGCGCAGCGTCCCGCCGCTACCGGTGGAATTCATGAAGCGCTTCATCGATCGGCGTTGCTGGGTCGGTGGCGACCTATCGATGACGACGGACCTCAGTTCGCTGCTGTTTTTATTCCCCTGTGAGGACGAGGTCTTTGACGTCCTGCCATTCTTCTGGCTACCGGATGCCAACGTGAAAAAGATGGAGATGACTCTCGGCGTGCCGCTGCGTCAGTGGGCCGAGCAAGGATTCCTGCAGCTGTCTCCCGGGCCCGTGATCGACTATCGCGATATTCGCGCGCGCCTCGATTGGGGTCGACGCATGTTTGACCTCCGCGAAGTGTGCTGGGATCCATGGAACTCCCGGCAGATCTCGGTACCGATGATTGAAGACGGATTCACCTGCGTCGATATTCGTCAGGGCTATCAAACGCTCAGTGAGCCCACGAAAAAAGTTCTGAAGGTGATTGCCCAGGGGAAATTGCATCACGGCGGCCATCCGGTGCTGCGCTGGAATGCGGGCTGCGCGATGACCGTCGATGACAAGCGCGACAACATCATGTTCTCGAAACCCGAGCGCGCCAAGAGCACGAACCGGATTGACGGCATTGCTGCCCTGACCAACGCCATGGTTCGCGCGATGGTCGCCCCGCCGCCTCCCAAATACCAAATGATTTTCGTCTGAGGTGACTCCATGAAAACCAGATCTTCGGCAGCATCCGAAAGGATGCGAGGATATTCGACCATTCAGTTTCGGGCCGTCGATGAAGAAAAGCGGATAATCGAAGGCACTGCCACGACGCCGACACTTGCGCGCGATGGCGATATTCTCGAAACGGATGGAATCGAATACAAGCTCCCTCTTCCGTTTCTATTGGGACACCGCAGCGATAGCCCGCTCGGCAACGTAGTATCCGCCACAGTCAGCAAGACGGGAATCACCGTCCGGATTCAAATTGCGCCGGAAGGTACCGCCGAGCACATCGATGAAGCCTGGCGGATGATCAAGGCCAACTTGATTCGAGGTCTCTCCATCGGTTGGCGCACGATCGCCGAGATGTACGACAAGACGATCGGCGGCTTCCGCATCATGAAATCGGAATGGCTGGAGCTTTCTGCAGTCGTTGTTCCGGCCGATGCCAATTGCACGATCACTTCTATCCGGTCACTTGACTCCAAAGCGCTTGCCGCGTCCGGCTCCCGGCGCTCGGAAGTCATTCGATTGGATACCTCCAACGCCCCCGGCGCTTCGGGAAAATTGAAAGACAAATCCATGAAAATTCGCGAACAGATCACTCAGTTCGAAAACAAGCGCGCCGCCAATCAGGTGGCAATGGACGACATTCTGACCAATTCCACCAAGGATGGCATCCGCACTCTGGATGAAGCGGAACAGGAAAGCTACGACACCCTGGCCGAAGAGAATGTTCAGATCGATAAACACCTGGTCCGGCTCCGCGCCCAGGAGAAACGCCAGATCGAGGAGGCCGCGCGGGTCGATACGACAAATGCGACGGACCCAGCCGCTGCCCGTCGACAGGCGGAAGATCGTGGCCGCGGCACGGTCTCCGTTCGACCGAACGTCGAAAAAGGCACGGCCTTTGTCCGGCTCGCGATGGCGATGGCGCGCTCCAGGGGCAATCGCTTTGAAGCCTTGCACTTTGTCCGCAGTCTTCAGTCCTGGATGGACCAGACTCCCGAAGTCGAACTCCATCTCCGTACCGTCGTCGAGGCCGGCGATACAACCACGTCAGGGTGGGCGTCCCAGCTGGTTCCGAACGCGCACCAGCTGGAAAACGAATTCCTTGATTTGCTTCGTCCCGAGACATTGCTCGGCCGGATCGGTGGATTCATGATGTGCCCGTTCAACGTCTCGGTGCCATTGGCGACCGCCGACGGTACCCATGCATGGGTCGGCGAGGATGTCAGCGCACCGGTTGGCAAATTGACGCTGTCCAACGCGACGCTGGAATGGGCGAAGACCGCCTCCATCATCGCCATCACCCGGGAGTTGGCGATGCTCTCCACTCCGCAGGCCGAGTCCGTCGTTCGAAATGCGCTGCTGAAGGGCAACGCGGCGTATCTGGATGCGCAATTCGTCGGCACCGCCGCCGCTGTCACGAAGACATCGCCCGCCGGCATTCTGAACGGCATTGGATCGACCGGCGTTTCTGGAACCACCCCGGCCGCGTTTCTGACGGACCTGAACACGCTGCTCGGGAAGTTCGCGACCAATAACCAGAACATTCAGGGATTGGTCCTGATGACCTCCCTGAATCAGCTGCTCCCGATCTCGCTGATGAAGAGTTCGCTGGGAAACCGGCTCTATCCGGAAGTGTCAATCCGACGCTTGCCCGATGGAACGAACGGCACGATTTCCGGCATCCCGGTGTATGCCTCCAACGCCATTTCCGCGAAAATCATCGGGATGGTCGCGAGCGACATCATGATGGCCGACGCGAATCAGGCCGAGATCGACATTTCCACGGAAGCCTCTTTGGAAATGAACACCGTGCCCCTGGGCGGCGATCAGTCCCCGCTGACCACATCGGTGGTCATGAAGTCCCTGTGGCAGGCGGGCTTGATCGGCATCAAGATCACGCGCCCGATCACATGGAAAGTGGCCCGCAGTTCGGCTGTGGAGTATCTGACCTCAACCGGTTACCTCACGGCGTAGTTCTTGTCCGGTCGATGGCGGGGCTTCGGCCCCGCCTTTTCTTTGGAATAATTATGGAAGAAGAAACTGTCGAAGTTGTTGTCCTGACCCGACAAATGTACAACGTTAAGATGTACAACCCGGGCGATACTTTTACCTGTCACTCAGACGAAGCGAATGCACTGATAGCGCTCGATCAGGTTCGCCGAAAAACCGCTGAAGATCCTCCAGCCGGCAAGTCGGGCCGCCATCACCGTCGAGACATGAGGGCCGAAGCCTGAACATTCTCGGTCTGAATATTTCGCGGCGACCGGATGCTCTCGCCGAAGGTTCCGCGCGAAATCTCCAGATGGTCGGTACCTGGCGGAATGTCATCGGCTATATCCGCGAGGCCTTTGGCGGCGCCTGGCAGTCCGGCATTGTCATCGACCGCACGCCGGCAACCCTGCTCGCCTTTTCCGCTGTCTATGCCTGCGTGACCGGGATCGCTTCCGATATTGCGAAGATGCGCATCAAGCTGAATCGCAATAATAACGGAATCTGGGAAGAGATTGACGGACCGCATGGGAATGACAAACTCGCTCCGGTGCTGAAGATTCTCAGAAAGCCCAATGACTATCAGAATCGGATCCAGTTCATCACCTGCTGGATTCTCTCGAAACTCCTTTATGGAAACGCCTACATCCTGAAGCAGCGAGATTCAGGCGGCACCGTCATCGCGCTTTATGTCCTTTATCCGCGATGGGTCATGCCGCTCGTGGCATCCGATGGCTCCGTCTACTACTCGCTTAACCAGGACTACCTTTCCGAGGTGAGCGAAGGGAAAACGATCCCCGCGTCGGAAATCATTCATGATCGGATGTCCGAGCTGTGGCATCCCTTGGTCGGCGTGTCGCCCCTCTATGCCTGCGCAATGTCGGTAACGATGGGCAACAAAATTCAGGCGAACTCGACCGCACATGCGGGGAATGCTTCACGTCCTGGCGGCATCGTGACCGTACCGGGCGAGATCTCCGATGACACCGCGACTCGATTGAAGAGCGCCTGGGAAGCCAATTATGGCGGCACCAATTCTGGCCGGGTGGCGATCCTGGGCGATGGCATGAAGTTCGAGCCAGTACATGAGACCGCCGAGCAATCGCAGCTTGTGGATCAGTTGAAATGGACGGTCAGTGACGTCGCGCGCGCGTTTCATTATCCGGAATTCAAGCTCGGTGGCGATCTCCCGCGGTATGCCGGCAGCGTGGACGCTCTGATCACTTCCTACTATACGGACTGCCTGCAGACTCTCGTGGAGTCCTTTGAACTGTGCCTTGATGAAGGGCTGGATCTTCCCATCGGGATCGGTACGGAATTCGACACCGATTCCCTGATGCGCATGGATACCGCGGCTCTCTATGAATCGAACAATAAGGGCGTGACTGGCGGATGGCTGGCTCCGAATGAAGGTCGGCGCCGTGCGAATCTCCCGCCCGTTTCTGGCGGCGAAAGCCCGATGATCCAGCAGCAAAATTATTCGCTGGCAGCATTGGCGAAACGCGATGCGCAGAAGGATCCATTCGCGAATGCGGGTCCGGCGCCGACAGCGCCGCCTGCCGATCCTGCAGCGAGATCATTTGAAGAATTCGATATCGAAAGTCTCGCCGCCGAAACGCTGGATGAATGCCTGATCGCGTGAATTAAATGATTCAAAAACACGAAGTCCAATCACTGATGAGGGCGGTCTCGGGTGTCGTCAGGGACTATGTTTCGAAATCGGTTGCCGTCATCAGCGCTCGTCTGGATGAATTTGATGCGCGGATCAAAGCGATTCCATCAGGCGCGCAAGGTGCGGCCGGCGTAAATGGAAAAGATGCGGATCCGGAGATCACCCGAGGGCTCATCGCATCGGAAGTCGCGCGGCAGTTTTCCGAGATGGCCAAGCCGTCTGATGGTAAAGACGGCCGCGATGGTAAAGACGGTATTGACGGGAAAGATGGGAGAGATCCCAAGCCCGAAGAAATCCAGAATTGGGTACGCCGCGAGGTCAAAGAATTTGTCGATGCTCTCCCAAAACCCAAAGACGGGAAGGACGGTCGCGATGGGAAGGACGGCATCGCTGGCGAAGCGGGAACCGCCGGTCCGGCCGGAATTCAGGGCATTCCGGGCAGCGATGGCCGAGACGGCAAGGACGCCGATCCGGAATTGATTCGAGGCATGGTTGCCGCCGCCGTTGCGGAGGCAGTTGCGGCGATTCCTGCAGCTGCAGCCGGCGCCCCCGGAAAAGACGCCGATCCGATCCATCCCGATACCTTGCGCTTGATGGTGGTCGAAGCCGTCCGCGAAGAAATTCGCACCGTTCCCGCCCCCAAGGATGGAGATCCCGGTCAGCCCGGGCGCGATTCACTGGAGATCGATATCCTCCCCTCCGTCGATCCAGCGAA